AGTTGTCAGGCGTCCATAATGCCTGGAAAACGCCGATCATGAACGCAGATGACATCCAGTGGATCTCCATGCAGATGTCGTCCAAGGATATGGAGATGTCGGCGTGGATGGACTTCCTGATCAAAGTCGTCTGCGCGCGCTTTCAGATTGCTCCGGAGGAAATCAACTTCTCGTACGGCAACACGGGGCAGTCCGCTGCGATGGGCAACGTGTCGGTTGAGGAGAAACTGAAGGCGTCCCGGGACCTCGGGCTACGCCCGCTGGTGCAGTTCTTTTTCGAATCCATAAACCGCAACTTCCTTTCTCGGATTGACCCGGACTACGAAGTCGTCCCGGTCAACCTCGACTCCAAGGGAGCCGACGCTGAGATTGAACTGCTCGGCAAGCAGCAGAAACTCTACCTCACGGTCAACGAAGCCCGGGAGCAAGTGGGCTTGGAGCCGCTGCCTGACAAACTCGGTGAGGTCATCCTTGACCCGACGTGGCTCCAGTGGGCGCAGTCCCAGGATATGGGCGACGGCGGCGACGGCGGCGATATGCCTCCGGAAGACGGCGGTCCTCCCGGGGACGGCGGAGGTCCGGATGGAGGTAGCGGTGAAAACGGTGCCGAAGGCGGCGAGGGTCCGACGATCAAGGGTCCGGACGGTCGCCCCGTGCCGCCCCCACCTCCCGAAGATGAGTCGCCTGACAATGTTGCCAAGTCGGCGGTTTCCGGGGTAGGCTCCGCACAAGCAACCTCCGTGGTTCGCTACTATGACGTCCAAATCCGCTGACTAGGAGTCCATCATGGGCGCACCCGCACTTCTCGACGCTCAGGCGTCTCAGATCCTCGCGATCCTGAACGCCGTTTCCGCGTGGCACTACAACCACGTTGACGGGATGTTCATCACGAACAACGGCACCGCGATCTCGTCGTCTATCGCGACGATCGCAGTGAACGTCACGGCGGGGGTTGCCACCGGTAACGGTTCGTCGGCCTTCCTCGCGGCGGCTAGTGGTTCGTCCCTCGCGGCGACCAAGACTTTCACCGCAACCAGCGGCAAGTCGGCTATCGCCGCGATCATTGTCGACTGGTCGTCCAGCGCCGCCCTGAAGGCAGTTTGGGGTGCTGAGGCGGCGACCGGCGCGCAGGTTGCCCCGACCGACGCGGAGATCACTGCGAGCGTCGGTCATGAGAACTGGGCACGCTGCGCGAACTTCACGGCGACCATCACGTCCTCCAGCGCGGGTACCTACTCGGTCGACAACACCGCTCGCGCCTCGGTCGTTGCCTTCGCGGAAGCCCTCAGCGTCACGGACGCTGAGTTCCGCGTTCCCAGCCTCACGTTCCCGGCCCCCACCTGACAATGTCAGGTGAGCCGCTTCGCATCGGTCTGACGGCTCCGCCTGGGGCACTGGCTGGAAACCCGGAATCGGTCTTCCAAGCGGTGCTTTCGGCTGCGCTGTCAGACGGTGCGGACGCGGACGAATGGGTCGACCGCGTGATGAAAGCGGTCGGGGCATCGACGCGGAGCGTCGGTGTCAACGGCGCGCCCAAGTGGCGGGTCATCGAAGAAATGACCGAGCGGCAGTGTCGGATCTACGACCGCGCGATGGCATCAGCCCTCTCAGAGATTGAGAAACTGCTGGAGTCCGCCGTGGTAAACGCACGTCCTCCTGTTCCTCCAAATCTATAGGGTGCCCCGTGGAAATCGCTGTCGACGCGCAACAGGTCATCGGCTGGGCTGGCGGTACGCTTGTCACACTCGGGCTGAGTGTCGTCGGCTACTTTCTGCGGCAGGTCGCCGCGGACGCGCGAACCTCGCAAGCCGACATCGCTGACCTCCGGATCCGAGTCGCGGTGATCGAGAATCGCGAGAACTCGTTTACCGAACTTCGCGAAGACCTAGTGCAAATGAGGAAGGACATCGTTTGGATGCGCGAACGACTCGCGAGTCTGACGGCTCGGCAAGGCCCGTGATCTATGTCAGTACTGCTGACACCTGAGATTGTCAGTCAGATCGCCAAGATCCTCGGTGATCATCACGCTGCGGTCGCAGCGGCTATCTACGGTCCGGAATCGGTGACCGGTCAAGCGTGGGGCTTAGCGGTTGCGCTCGGGCTGGTGGACCCTTCCGAACCGTCCACAATCAATCGTGACCTGCACCGATTCGGCGCGTTCATGGCACACCTCGACCATGCTTCGCAGTTCAAGCGGTACGGGAAGAACGCTGCCGACTTCCTGGCCGAAATCGAGCGGAACCCGGTTCCCTACACGGTCACGGAAGAACGCGCCGCACACGCATCAGCAGTGCGGGGGGCGTCCTACATTGTGGGGCTGGGCAACAAGATCGGGGCGACGGTCGGCAGCAGGCTGATCGAGGCGGACAAGGCGTTGGACAACCAACTCCGGGACACGATCCGGGACACTGTCAGTTCCCACTTTGGCGATGAAGACGCTACCGACCGGATGCGTCAGCGCGCGACTGCCGCCGGGAAGCCCGAAGACTTCTACGACCACGCATACCGGTCCACGATCAAGCGCATGGTCAGCGACCTCGGTCACTCGACTGGCGACTGGGCGCGTGACTTCACGCGGATCGCGCAAACCGAATCCCAGCGGTCATTCGAAGAAGGTCAGGTCCAGTCTTGGCGATCCCAGGAGGAGGAGCGCGCGAAGCGCGACCGCGTTCCCGTGGAGAGAGTCCTCGCCTACAAGATCCCGCGCCCCGACGCGTGCAAACACTGCCTGCGACTGCACCGGGATGCTGGGGGCGATCTTCGGATCTTCGACCTGTCCGACTTGGAGGCGAACGGCGTGAACGTCGGGCGGAAGGCGGATGCCTGGGAGCCGGTCGTCGGTCCGGTCCATCCGTTCTGCGCCTGCCAACTTGTCAGGCTCCCCAGGTTTGTCTCCCTCCCCGCAGGCTGGCGTAGTGGGCAAGCCGTCCCCGACGTTGTCGGTCAGGACGGATCGCTATACCCTGACTGACAATGGGGGCGCAGTGAACCTGATCGTTCAGTACATGGGTCCGGCGGTCGACGGCTACCGCGGCGTCGTCAACTTCCACGGGATCCCTGTCGGACTGGAACACGTCGCTGGGAACACACACCCGGTGTCCGGTCGGGTTGTGAACGTGAACTACGGGGAGATCCCTGGCACTACCGGGGTAGACGGCGACCCGGTAGACGTGTTCCTCGGTGATGACTGGGGGAGCGAGACGGCGTACATCCTGCAAGATTCCCACGGTACTGACGCTGACACGATGGACGCTCCCCCTCAGTACGGTGAAGACAAGGTCTGCCTTGGATTCTCCTCAGAAGCGCAGGCGCGCGCCGCGCACGCTGCGTACTACCGCGGGGACGCCACCCGGAAGATCGTCGGGGTCATCGCCACTGACGTGGACTCGCTGCGCGAGCGGCTTCAGTGCCCGGAGTTTGTCAGCCTCCCGTACTTCAAGTCGGACATCATCAAGTCTGACAACAGCCGCCCCCCGGCTGGGTTCTCTCCGATCCCGCACGGTCGCAAGGGCGGCTTCCGGAAGAAGGACACCCACGGTGCGGGGTGGACGTACTGGTACCCGGAGCAGCACCACCACCGCCAGCACGACGAGTGGGAGGACGATGCTGGAAAGGGGACCGGGATCCCGGATGACGCGAAGCCCGGTCAGTTCTTCCGTGTGCAGGGACGTCTTGGCACGTACGTGTGGACTCCCGACGCTGTCGAGAAGCCACCGTCGGGCATGGTCGTCATGACAAAGTACGACCCTGCGGAGGGAGCCGCTCGGGGGGAACCTGAGTTCTTCAACCCGCGTTCCGTGGTCAGCCAGCGGGGAAAGGCTGCGCGCATCGAACGCCCGACGAAGGTCGGGAAGCCGCCTCAGGTCGAGCGGCCCCGCCGGGCGGCGACTGACAAACCTCCGCAGCCGCCAGTTATCGAAGATCGCCCGCGCAAACTCACTGAAGGTGAAGACGCGCGTGAGCGGACTCGGGTCTACGAAGACAGTACCGCGCGCCCTGGGTCGTTCCTCCACCGACTGGAGAACGGTCACTACCCCGTGATCAAGATCAGTAGCGGGGACGGTGACCGCGTCCACAAGGGGACCGACGTCCCCCCGTCCGACCATGCCCAAATGATGTCGGAGTTCGGGAAGCCCCTGCGGTCCGCAGCGCGTTCGATCGCTTCGGCGTACCGGATCCCGGTCATCGACGGGACGGGCGCGCGCTCGCCGGACTACGAGGAAGTCGAGTCGGGCGCGATGCTGGGCTTTGTCATGGCGCTGCGCGCCTACTCCGGTGGGCGACCGTTCGTGCCGATGATGCAGGACTACGTCAAGACCTACGCGTCGCGAGCGGCCCAACAGACTTTGGTCGGCGGCTCAGCGACGGTCCCACGGCGGATGATGACCCTCGCCCATAGCCTGATCGCCGCCCGCGCCCGCGCCCGCACGAAGGGAGAGGAGAATCCAAGCCCTGAGAAGGTAGCGAAGCACTGGCGAGTTTTGAAGGGTGATGTCTTCCGACAAGGTCGGAGTCTCGGATCGTACGCGGCGGAAGGCCCGGACGGGAAAATGGAGATCCGGTCCCAGGACAACGAAGAACTGCCGATGGAGGACTGGCGAGTCGTCGGTCCTGACGGTCGGGAGCATGGAGCGCCGCAGCCCGGCAAACTCTCCATGATTGCGCGCCTGAACGGCATTGTCAGCGGTGAGAAGGTCAGCGCGGACGATATCCTTGCATCCCAAGAATCCGGACTGCTCCCGCGCGGCGTGGACTCCGGTCTGACCGTCGGGTCCGCGCATCACGCGAGGTCAGAGGTCGAATCCATCCTAGCGGAAATGAAGCCGCGGAGCGCGCAGGCACTTTCCCTGATCTTCGGACTAGGGGAGAGTGGCGGCGGGGACCGCGGCGAACTGACCGACACGCAGTTGGCGGACCAACTGGGCTTGGGCGGCAAGGACGCCAGCGATCGGACCAAGCGGCGCGAAGGCGCGAAGGCGCGGGAGGCCGCGGTCGCAGAGTTCAAAGCCCTCGCCGGTCGAGATTCGCTGGTGCGGCAGTTTGCGGATCACTGGACCCGCCCAGCCCCGCAGGCTCCGGACTTGTCAGCCTTCGGACCGTCGCACTCGGACCTACTGGGCCGTTTCGGGTCGGACGAACGCGTCCGCCTGTACCAACTCGGCTTGCGTACGGGGGACTCGGAACGTGTGGGCAAGATCCTCGACCGGGAAGTGGCAGGGAAGGCAACCGATGATGAGCGTCACGAACTCCGAGCCGCCTACTACGCGCAGCGCGCGGACGACCGGCTCCAGGCGTTCCGGGAACACGCGAAGATGCGGATTGTCGATCCCTCGCTGGTCAAGGAGCCGATGACTGGGTCCTCCCCGTACGCCGACCACCTGTACACGGAGGAACTGCTGACAAACGCGCTGCAAGCCGTGGCGAGCGGCCACGGTGGTTCGGGTCGTGATATGCGGACATCGACTCGGACCCCGGGTCAGAGTAAGGTCATGTCGGACGAGCGATTCCGCACCTTCATGGGGCGGCGTGACGAGACTGAAGCAGCGTCAGGAGGCTGACAATGGCTGTCGAGACTGACACGGACGACCTGCGCCGGTCGTTGTGGCGATCCTACCCGAACCACGTCCCCTCGTACCGGCGGGCGTGCGTGATCGAGTTCGCACCTGACACGGCTGACAAGTACATGCTGAGCCGGGTGAACGACTACGTCGCGGACACCGCGTTCCTCGCGCAGATCCATACTGTCATGACTGCCCCCGTGACTCCGCGGGAGCATGAAACGATGTCCGACGGGACGATTGTCGACGGGTTCGGTGACCCCATCGTCCCGGGGTCCCCGGACCACTTCCGGATCGCGGTTTCCTCGATCCCGACCGCCCTCGACCTCCCTGCCGATCGTGAGGTACTGTGATGCCACGCTTTGGACTGCCCCACGATTTCTTGCTCCAAGCGGATGTCGACGTCTACGACGCGAACTCGATCTTCCAGCCTGCGGAGACGGTCCGGAAAGCCAGCGGGTTTGAACGTGGTCCGAAGGCCGGGCATAAGTACTGGCGCCGTCAGCGTGCCCTGGTCGCCGGGAAACTGACGTGGCGCTACTACTACAACACCCCGGAGGACCGCGCGGCCTGGATCAAAGACCGGGAGGAACTGATCCGGCACCACCGGCACCAGTTGTCAGCCCACAAGCAGCGGCTCCAAGATGAGGCCCACGCGTCCAGTGAGGAGGGCCGACTCCGGTCGGACTACCATAGCGACCTTGGGTTGCGGCGTGAGCAGCGTCGCCTGCGCGACCTGACCAAAGACTTCATTGTCGGGTTGATCAGCGACGACGCCCCGACCCGGGTCAAGATCAGCCCCACCGCGCTGTCGATCTACATGGAGAAGGCAACGCAGGCGTTTGACGCTGAAGAACCTATGACCCCGGAAGCGTGGAAGGGGCTGATGCACCCGCTACGCGTCATGGAGACGGGTCTGCGCGCCTACCCGCCGGAGTTCCTGCGGATGTTCGCGCCCGCGATCAAGTCACTGGAGTTCGGTGACCGGCGTCAGGGTGAGATCATCCACGACGCTACGGGCAAGGCCCCGAAGGCGAATATCAAGACCTACTCCGGGGTCGCGTGTCCCAACCCGGACGGGACGCAGGTCATCGTCAACACGGAGTACACCCAGGACCAGCGGTACGCCGTTTCGGTCTTCCTCCACGAACTGGCGCACTCGTTCCAGCACGGGCTTCAGTACCACTCTCCCGCAGTGAAGAACCGCGGGTACAAGGGTGCGAGTTGGGATGACTGGGTCAAGTTCCTGAACGCTGAGTGTTCGACGTCCAAGAGTCAGGACCGCGAAACCGGCTCCAAGTCAGGACGGCGCGGGGGCGAGCGGGGGATCACGCCCTACGCAGAAACCAACAGCGCGGAGCGTTGGGCGGAGAGCATCGAGTGCGCGGTCACGGACCCTCACAAACTGGCTATGAAGTGCCCGAAGACCTACGACTGGCTGCGTGACAACTTCATGCCGGAGGGGATGCTTCGCCCGCGGACTACGGACCAAGCGCAGTTGGACGCGCTCGACAAGGAGATCGCCGCCGCGACCTCGTTCGTGGCGAAGAAGGAACTCCGGGCGAAGCGGGAAGCCCTGATTGGACTGGATCGACTGGCAGCAAGCGACGTCGCGCTCCAGTGGTGGCTCCCGGAGTCCCGGGCCGCGGAAGGTGCGGGTTCGCTGAAGGTCAAGGAGGCTTTGACCGCCGCCCAGTCGTCGTTGTCAGCGACGTTTGCTCCCGTTGCCGCGACCCCGCTCAGTGTCTACCGCGTTGACCCGGCGAACGAAGACGCTGTCGGCCCGCAGGGGGACACCCCTCACGACCGCTTCTACGAGATCAACCACAAGGGGCGCACGATCTTCTTCCGGTACGGACCGACGTCCGATGGTGACTTTGTCCCGTACGAAACGGCGGCGTCCGCGACGTTCACGGGCCGCGGCGAATCCGGGTCGAAGGCTAACCTGAAAGAAGCGTTCGATGAATCGGGGAACCCGATCAACCCGAACCTGTTTTTGGTTCACCTCCTTCAAGACGAGTTCACCGATGAATCGGTGCTGGGTGAGGTGACGGGGAGCGGTGGGAAGAAGGTCAACGTCACCGTCGATGACCTGAACGCCGTCCTGACGGGTCAGGCCGGGGAGGACGTGCAGGACCGGGTCAACAAACTGATCGGGTCAGAGGGGTCGAAGTCGGGCATCAAGTTCCTGCGCGCGTTCGTCTCGCAGCAGAACATGACCGGGAAGATGGACAAGATCCGCGAACTTCACGACCAGTTGTCAGCCGCGAAGTCGGACGCTGACCGCGAGAAGATCCAGGCGCAGATCGACACGCTGACAAGCGCAGCCCTGGGCGAAGACCGCGACCCCACCAAGGCGAAGGACGCCCTCTACACGCCGGTCACGATGATGCCGTCCGAAATGACGCTGCGCGAATACAAGCAGCGCAGCGGGACGTTCGCGTATGATCGCTTCGCGATGCGGGGTCAGGACGCGCTCGATCGGCTTCAGGCGGCGCAGCCGGGCACCCGGGAACACGCGCAGGCGCTGGACGACTTCCGGAAGGCTCAGCCGGGCGTCGCGGTCGAGAACCGCCGGGACCGCACCACCGGGAAGTTCACCCGTGGCAACGTGATGCTGGACGCGAAGGGCCGTCCGGTCATGGACCGGGTTCGCTACGAGAATGACAATCCTGACGGGTCGAAGACCGTGATCGACACTGTCCGCGATCCGAAGACCGGATCGTACCGGATCGCGAACCCGATGTGGGCGAACCTCCTCACGCCGAACGGAGAGGAGATCCGTAGCCCCGAAGACCTCGCCACCCGGATGATGGTCGCGGCCTCGGAGAAGCGGCGAGCGTGGATCTCGCTCCGCACGGACCGGAAGCGCGTGCAGAAGAACGGGCGCTGGACGGCTGACAAGGCGGGCGACACCGCGCACTACTACCACTTGGAAGTGGAGTTCGACGGACGGGGCCAGCCCCGGATTCTTGGCGACCACTGGAAGCAGGTGCTGGGCAAGGCGGAGCCTCGTCT